TTAAGGATTAAATCTTCTATTGACATAATAAAGCATATCATCCTTTATTTCTTTATCTTTCTTAGAAAAAATGTCAACAGATTCAAGAAATTTATCCAGGCCATATTTTGTGGCTATAGCACCAAATGCTTCATCTAAAAAAGAGGGGATCATTGGATTAGAAATTTCTGACGCATCAATGACTATTTTTTTATTTTCTTGGAATATTTTTTCCAAAACCTCATCCCTGAATTTTTCGCCTGATCTACCAGGAGTTAAGCTTTCAAATCTTTTACCTGGTCTAGGATTAAATTCTTTTGCAAAGTTATACTGTATCACTTCTTTTTCCTTATTGACCATACAATTAAAGTTCCATCAATTGCTTTATTATATTCTTTAAACTTATCAGCATGAAAGTTGTATTCTGTATTACAAGTATATATGTTTAATGAGCCGTATGCAAACTGCTTAGACACAAGCTTGGCAAATTGTGTAATGCCATTACCCCTACCATATTCGTACTTCATATCTCCATTACACATTTGTCTAATTAGTTCATGCTTATTTGTGCTAGCTAAGGTTCTAAATTTTTCAAAACCTTTGTCAGTAGTTTTTTTATTTTTTATAGAATCAAATATTCCAAATCCTAAATCATATATTGCAAAAGTTTTTTTATATTTTGTCTCTCTTGAGCATAACCACCATTCATCAGATATATGTTTATAACCATGCTCTTCAGCATTGGCCATAGCTTCATCTAAAGCAAAATAACATTGTTTATGTAACTTTTTATTACCTAATTTTGTTAAAGGGAAGAGTATGTCGCATATCTTATTTACAATCTCCTCACTATGATTTTTGCCGGTAATTATACGAATACCTTTTTCTTTTTTTTCAGTTATATCTATCAATCTTTTAGCTTTAGTTTTATCAATAGTACCTAGTTGATACAGCATTCTTTTAATTTTTTCATCTTTAGGAAGATTCTCTATAAAAATCTCTATTTTTCGTGAAAAAGAATTTAGCTTATAAGTTAAGGCTGTTATACATAGTAGAGTTTCGATGTCAGCATTTGATGTTTTCCTGAAGTCTAAACTGATTAGTTCGTAATCTTTAAAAGATGCTTTTATATCAATCAAAACTTCAACTATTTTAGCAAAGTTCTCACGAAGCTTGAGTACTTTAGGAAATTCTATAATTTTTTTTGACATATACATCAAACACTTCTATCAAACCTAATTAAAAATACACGCCCAACGATTTTGTTTTTGCTAAGCTCTTTGTTTTGGTCTTTATTCTGAGCTATCGAGTTAAGGGGCATTAGAGTGGTATCGTAACCATCATTGTATAGAACCCTTACATTGACTTTATTATCAGCGATACAGACTACTAAATCACCACTAGTGAGACTATTGATAGCATCTTTAGATATATCAACAAATATCTTAGAGCCATCATCTATAGAGTAGTAAGAGTATGCAGGTAGCATTGAATTGGTGTCATATCTCATATCAGTGCCAGTATACTCAAAAGCAAAGCATTTATTGTGCTTGTCAGCTGGTAACTTCATAGCGACCGAATCAATTCTTTTGGCGTTCTTGAAGTCGAGTATATCTTCTCTTTTGATAACAGGAATACTTGCTAGTGATCCATCGTTAGAGGGTGCGTCACTATTGATACTGACATTACTATTTTTGCCAAAAGCTATATTGCTATTATTACTTCCAACAATACCTTTATTGTTACTGACTGCAAGATTAGTTATATCACCATCAACAGTGCGTTGAGAATGTATAATATTACCTGTCGATGTCCTACCAAGCTTATACATTTCAGCTTCACCGGTAGTAATGCCTAGAATATCTAGAATTTGTAGATATCTATTCATTGTTGGACTGGTTTCACCCTTAAACCATTTTTGAATAGCATTAGTTGTAATACCTAATTTTTCAGCTAATTCTTTTTGGGTTATACCTTTTTTTCTTAGTTCAATTTTTATGTGACTCATGTTCATAATAACCACTCCTATTACCTTTTGATTTTATATTTTTGTTTAGTTGTACTCAATACAACTTTATCTATACTAAATGTATATTTTTAGTATTGCAAAGGTGTAGTTATTGTAGTATTATCATTTACATAAACTAAACATATAGTAGTGTTTATGAAAATCAATCACGTAATCAAACACTTTAAAACCAAAGCTGAACTAGCAAGGGTTTTAAAAATCGAACCAAGTGCTGTTTCTCACTGGGTCAAAAAAGATGAAATCCCAGCAAAGAGACAGTTACAAATCCAAAAAATCACAAAAGGCAAACTAAAGGCAGGGCTGTAGGAATGAATGATATTTATTATGTAGTCCATTACTGGCAAAGAACAGATTTAGGTATTGACTCTCAGAAATATCCAAAGGCTGTAGATATATTTGCTGTAATATATGGCTTCTCGCAAGATGGTAAAAGTCTATTTAGTGGTGATTATGAGTATTTATCAAGATTAGTAGGTACCTCTGTAAGAACAGCAAAAACTGTAATTAAATACCTATCAGATGAACTAGAAATTATAAAAAAATTTAAGAGTGAATTTGGTGCCTCAAACACATATTTATACAATAGTGAAAAGGTTGCACTATTGAGAAAAGAGAGTGCAATGGTTGCACTCCAACAAGGCAATAATTGCACTTTTAATAGTGCGATGGTTGCACGACATTATAAAGATAATAATAAAGATAATAATAAAGATAATAATAAAGATAAAAAAATAAATAAAAAAGATTCTGATATATGCACAAAAGTTATTGATTATCTTAACCAAGTAGCTAAGACAAACTACAAGCCAAATTCAAAACAAACTCGTAATCTGATCCAAGCACGAATCAATGAAGGTTTCACTCTAGAAGACTTTTTGACAGTTATCGACAACAAGACTAAACAGTGGATATCTAACCCAGAAATGGTTGCTTATCTGCGACCACAAACACTATTCGGTACAAAGATGGAAGCATATCTTAATGAGCCAAAACCAAAAAGCAGACTAGATAACATATTCGGAGACATGTAATGCAAGAGCTAGATAGAAGAAGAATCTTAGAGTTTTTAGATGCTAATTATGGGTTGTTTGATGGCAAGACAGATGACCAAGCCAAAATAATAACGTGGTCTTGGTATGAAGTAATCAAACCATATAGCTTTAACGATGTTTTGACTGCTTGTAAGCAATATCTTGCAAACAATAAATCAAAACCTAAACCAGCTGACATCAAAGCAGAGTTAGACACTATGCGAGCAAAACGACACACAGTCCATCTACAGGTTACAAACAATCCTGACTATGATGCAGACACTCGACTCACTCGCCAAAACTTCGCTGACATCATTAAGCGTGAGTTAGCACCTTTTATGTATATGAGATTGCCAGAGCATATCAAAGAAGAGCTACAAGCTAAGCATAATCCATCTCATATTGATGATTTCATCAATGTAGCTTGGGGTTACATGATGCACTCAGATTTCAAGGTTATTGAGGTTGAGATGGCACTTGGAACGATTAGAGGCACTAGATTTCAGCTTAAAGACTTCATGAAAGCATTGCTTAATGCTCATGAGCATAACGAGGAAATGAAAGCTAACCCAAACAAGCTGGAGGCACTTAAACAAGCAGTCTTCAGCATGACACAACGACAAAATAAAGCAGCATAAGGAGCAGATATGGGTAATGAAATCGACTTAGTAACAGAAAGAGCTATCGAGCTAATCACAGAATCTGCAAAAGCTATCGAACTAATCAAACTATTCGATGAGAAAACTTTTCCACCTGCCGTCATTGCAGACCTTACAAATACGAAGGTTAGGACTGTCCAAAATTGGTTTGAAACAGGCAAATTAACAAATGTATCACCAGCGGGCAAGGTTAAGACTGCCAAGTTCAAAGAATTTAAACATTTAATACCAAGAGGAGCTAAATAATGAAAATCATCAAGAAACTAATTGAAAGATTAAAAACTAGAAAGCATGTGACAAACTTCGATGTTTATCGCACTTATGAACATACGTTTTTTATGGAGAGTAAGTGATGAAAATGCGTAACGGTCTATTTCTAGACTTCATCCTAACCCAAGTTGCAGAGCCAATCTACGATGCACTTAATGAAGCTGATAAGAAGTTCGAGCTTATGAAAGCACAAAACAGGCTAGTAGTAGATTTTGCCAACGATAGCAAAGAGAACATCCAACTGCTTAGCGACTATATCTATCGCAATAAGCATATTTCTAAAGGTCACGCTAAACAAGCTATCAAAGAGCTACAACACCAGCACGAGACTTTAGAAAAAAAATACAAACAAATCACAAAATTGATAAATGATGGTGAATTATGAGAGAGATTAAGTTTAGAGCTTGGGATAAAAAAAATAAAAAGATGCTTAAATTCAATGAAATATACCCATCAATGTATACATACGATGACTCATTAGAAGCAATGTTTTCTAATGCTAAAGATGATGGTCTTGAGTTTATGCAGTATACAGGTTTTGAAGACGAGAACGGTGTCGAAATTTATACTGGAGATATTGTTGAATATGCTAACACTGTAGATAGTTATGTAGGTGTTGTTGAATATGTAAATAGGTATACAGCTTTCAGATGTGTTTTCCCAGATGGTCGATGGACAGATTTGTATGAATGTATAAAAGTAATTGGTAACAAATTTGAAAATCTAGAAATTTTGGAGAAATAGCATGAACATTACTAATTTTAATAAAAATATTGAAATGACTAGCAGAGAAATTGCAAAGCTGACATACAAGGAACATAAAAATGTAAAAAGAGATATCGAAAATATGCTTTTAGGCCTTGAATTAGATCGGCTCAAATTTGAGCGCATCTATTCAGACTCTATGAACCGTGAGCAACTAGAGTACATTTTACCAAAAGATGAAATCTTGTGTTTAATTGCTGGTTATAATGTCAAGCTTCGTATGGCTATTATCAAAAGAATAGATGAGCTAGAAAAGCAACTGTCAAGTAATTCTTTACAACTGCCTGATTTCTCTAATCCAGCTATTGCTGCTAGAGCATGGGCTGACCAAGTAGAGAAAAATCTATTAGTATCAAAACAACTTCAAGAAGCTCAACCAAAAATACTATTTGCTAATGCTGTCTCAGCTTCCAAAAGTTCTATTCTAGTTGGCGAGTTGGCAAAGATTCTCAAACAAAATGGCGTAGATACTGGAGCTAATAGACTTTTTAGCTGGTTGCGTGATAACGGTTACTTAATCAAGAGATTTGGAAGCGATTACAACACACCAACCCAAAAAAGCATGAACCTCAAACTCTTTGAACTCAAAGAAACTGCTATCACTCATTCAGATGGCCATGTATCTATCAGCAAAACTACAAAAGTCACACCAAAAGGACAAGAGTATTTCATCAATAAATTTTTAACACTAATTGCAGCTTAAGGGAAATCACAATGTTAATTAATATCTCATTGGCAATACTTTTTTTATTAAATTTTGTTATTTATTTCAACACAGCAACGATTTCTAGACTTTTAAAACAAGAGCTTTCTAACCTCAAAAAACAAAATCAAAGGCTGATAGATAGAAATCATCATCTAAGAAAAAGAAACAACGATCTAACTATCAAAGTTCACAATCAGAAATTCATCACCAAAAAGAGTAATAAGGAGACTAACTAATGATTAAAGACTGTAAAGACTGCAAATTTTATCAAAAAGAAACTAGGAAGCAGTATTCAACTTGTAGATTACACGGTACAGCACCGGCACATGCAAGACAATTAAAATGTGGAATTGAAGATGCAAAATATTTCACTCCAAAAAATAAATTTTTTAAATCAATATTTGAATTTTTAGTAGGGTAAAAAAATGACTAAAAAAACATCAAATCACTGTCACACAATAGACGAGAGTATCTGTGAGATTACAGGGGTAAAAGTTGAGAATCATATAACTGATCCAGAGTTGTATTATCAACAGCGCGCACAATATGTACAGACACCAACCCCACCAGCACAGAAGCGTAAAATTATGATTGGTAACGGCAATCTAGTTGAGTTTGATTTCAATAAAGGGCTTGAAAAATGACTTTTCTAACTTATTCAGAAATATGCAAAAAACACAATATATCTAAGTTCGTATTAGATAAACACCTAAAAAAATACGATAAGAAATATTATAAATATCCTAGCACCAAAAGATGCAGATTAGTGCCAATACAACAATACAACTCCATCAAAAATAAACTAAAAAAGAAGAAAATAACAAACCCACAAAAAAAAATAAAAATAAATGATATTTTTGTTAAAAATTTTTCAAATTATAAAGCAGAAAATAACAACACACCTCTATGTATCTATAGAGATGATCGCTTAGTACTTATACCAATCAGAAAACCTTATTAATTTATACTTTAAGGATTCACTATGACTAACAAGACCATAACCAGCACATACCTCAACAAATTAGAACATTCAGGCGATAAATCATATAGAGAGCTAATATTGGTAGATACTAATTTGTATTTAGCAATCCAACCCAACAATAAAAAATCATGGATATATCGCTATAGACATCGCCACCAAAACAAGCAATTTGGCTTAGGTAGATTCCCAACTGTTACACTGAAAAAAGCTAAAGAGATAGCAACTGAATACAACAGACTTAAAGAAGAGGGTGTAGACATTGCAGGCTATCGCAAGTATCAAGAAATCAACAAAGATAAGCTTTTTCAGAATGTCGCTAACAAATGGTACAAAAAGAAAGAAAAAGAGCTTAGAAAACGAACCTTAACAGAGTATCGCAAGATACTAAATAAAGATATTATCCCTACTTTTCAAAATAAGAGTGTAGCCAAAATCACTCTAAGAGATGTTGTTTTATTTCTACAAAAGACTTGCCAAGATTCATACACCAAATTCAAAAAATACCAGGTAATACTCTCAGGTATATTCAGTTATGCAACAGTATTGCAGCTTTGTGATTACAACATTATGACTAATGATTTATCACATATTCAACCACCTAAAAAAGCTGGTGGCTTTGCTTTTATTAATCCTATTCTAGATAGTTCAAATTTAAGTATTTTATTAAAAAAGTTTGATTCAATAGAATATAGACCATCATACAGAAGAGCACTACAGTTAGCTCCATTAGTAGCTTTTAGACCATCTGTACTAGCTACTCTTAAATGGGAATACATCATCTGGTCAAAAAGTCTGTTAGTTATTCCAGCTAAAATTATGAAAATGAAGCAAGACTTTATTCAACCATTACCAAGTCAAGCATTAAAGATATTAGAACAACAGGCCAAGCCAAAAGCAAATAATGATGATAGTGAATATATATTTACATGTAGTAAAGGTAGACCGATATGTCCAAATAAGTTACGTGAGATAGTACAACAAGATTTAGGCTTTGATGGCAATAAACTACCACGCCAAACTATTCACGGTTTCAGACATATAGTATCTACTGGTCTATATCATCTACAAATTCAATATGGCTGGCAATCAGAAGCTATTGAGTTAGTCCTAGATCATCGCAAACGCAATCGTATCCAAGCCACATATAACCAATACCAATACATCGAAGAGAGAAGAGAGATATTGCAAGTGTGGGCTGATTATTTAGACAATCTTAAAAATTCTAGTACGCCGAATTTTACGCCATATATAGGAGATAGTAAAAAATGAGTAAATATAAAGCTTTGAGCATGATTTTTATAAAGTCAGGCTTTTCCGAATATATTAATAAAACTCTTTATTTATAAGGGTTTGAATAGTTTTTAACTTAAACATATAGGTTTTTTGATTTTTTACAGCATTAAGGAGCAAATTAGATGGGTAATAATAACGAGACTTCAGGCTTCAAAATTCTATCAAGATATGTTGGTGATAGTTGGGCTAGAGTTATCTGCGAAAATGTTAAAAATAAATCACGTGGGCGCTTGGTTATTCCATACAAGACAACCGATAAGATAGATCGCTTTTATGAAATTATTGGCGATAAGAAAGTTGCTGACATTCTTATAGAGAATTTTGGAGGGTATAGACTATTTGCTCGTAGATATCGCTCTAAACTATATGAGAAAGCTATCAATTCACTCAAACGTGATGGCTTCAATGATTCACAGATTGTCGCGATTATAAGAGCAGATATCGAGCTATTAGGCTATCAACAGAAAAGAAATAAAAAAAATGATAATCAGCTAGACCTTGATATATAAGCATCACAGCTATGTATCCAATCAAAGCCCACCAGAAAATAATCAGTTTTATATAATTAAATCAGATAAAAAAGGTACTTCCTGGACAAAAAAAGCATCGCAGGTCCCAAACTCGCAGCTTTTAAATTCTGCGAGGAAGCACAAAACGATTTCGTTTTCGTTTTGAAAATACAAAAAAATAGTTAAATAAAAGGTTTTGCAACATTTGAAAACGAAGTAGTAGCAAGTTAAGAGAGAAAATGTCTGAGTATGTAAGCAGTAAAGAACTATCTGAATATTTAGAAATCTCTCAGCGAAGAGTACAGCAACTTGCTAACGAAAAAATACTTCTTAAAGACAGCAGAAACTCTTTTGCGCTTAAAGAAAATGTAAAGCGATATATCAGATATATATCACCTACATTTAAAAATGATGAAGAGCAAGAAGAGAGCAATGAAGAACTAAATGTTAAATATAAGAAAGAGAAAATCAGGCTTACGAAGTATCAAGCTGATGAACAACAAATCAAGGCACAGCTTGCACAGAAGCGAGTCGTACCAGTAGATGATGTGATAAGTGCATTAGCTGATTTATTCTCTTTGATGCGAACCAAGCTCTTTAACATTCCAGAGCGTGCAGAGATGGAGATACTGGGCGAGACAGATGCAGATGTACTTAATAAGAAACTAACAGCAGAAATTAGAGATGCTCTATATGAAATATGCGATCACGAAGAGCAGACATTACAGAATATTGTAGAAGGTAAAGGGGAAAACTGATGGAAACAAGATTCGCTGATATAACCACCGTAGCTGAGAATATAGAAGATATTATGTTACGAGCTGGATATTCACTAGCTGAAATAGCTTCGATGTCTGCTATTAAGGTCTATCGTACTGGTTCTAACCAAGTATATTGGAATGAGGGACCAAGCGATCAAGGTATGCAAAACTCTGTACCATTTACGGAAATAGCAGAGATGTTTGCACCGCCATACAATACTATATGGCTGCGTTCGCAAGTTGCTAGTACAAGAGTTGTATTCGTGAGGTTAGCATAATATGGGGTTAATATCGAGATTTTCTGCTGCTGTTGGTGGTGGAGCTAGTGGTTCTGGTGCGGTTGATTCAGTTAATGGACTGACTGGTAATGTAATTATTACCGCAACTGGATTAGGGGCGTTAACTACTGCTATAGTCAAAACTACAGATGATACGACAAGACAAGCGATAACTAATCCTAACGAGAAAGTACTATATGTACAAGATGACGGTAAAGTATACATATATTCGAATAGTGCTTGGATAGATGTAACTAATACTATTGAGATAGTTGATAATCTTACAAGTACAGATACAGACAAGTCAATATCAGCTAATCAAGCTCGTATATTGAATGGTAATGATATCGATAGTATTAGTTATGATAGTGTAACTGATAGCATAATCGTAACTAAAAAAGATACTACTAACATCAGTATATCATTAGCTACAAGAACAGCTATTCAAGTTGCACTCAATAGCGCAACAATGAACAATATTACTGCTGCTACAGTGCATGAAGGTTTTGTAGGTGTTGATGCAGATCTAACTACAATCAAAGATAAATTAGATAAACTAGAAGAGAAAAATATATATGTAGATTTAACTTCGCTACAAGCAGATACAGCCAATCATAAAACTAATACATTATATTACACTAAGCTAGAACAAAGCTTTTTTGAGTATGATGGTACGAATATTATTCTTGTTCTAGCTATTAGTGGTTCTGCAGGCGCTATAAATTATGGTATATATTCTACACTAGCAGCATTACAAGCTGCGCACCCTACAGTAGCAGCAGGTGATCAAGCTTATGTAGACACTGGCGCTGGTAATCCAATGTCATTATATTACTATGATGTTGATGATGGTTGGATAACTAGTGGCGCAACTAGCTCATTAACAGCTGCGGAAATCAAAACACTATACGAAGATAATGCAGATACTAATGCTTTTACGGATGCTGAAAAAACTAAACTTGCAAGTTTAGTTTCGAATTATTATGGATCTGTATCTAGCTCGATGACACTAATGACTAGCAGTTGGGCTCTAGGTGATTACGCTTGGCATAGCGCTATGAATTTGAATAGTGGAGCTTATGTTTTTAGGGGGAATTCGACTTCTGACATAAGAATAATGATAGATTCTAGTTTAGTTGTTGATAGTCTAACATCAACTTCTATCACTCAACCATTATCTGCAAGACAAGGTTTTGAATTAGATCAGAAAAAATTAGATAAGACAGCTCAACGTGTTCAATCAATTTCCCTTGCTGGAAATAATCTACAATATGTAGATGAATTAGATAATACAAATACAATCAACTTATCAAATATTAATAATAGTGATGAATCTTCTACTTTTTCAATTTCGCTTGCTGGGGTGAGTTATTGGGGTGATGCGCAGTATAATGGTTCTGTTGATTTTCCTACAGTCGCTAATTTTTGGAATTCGATGGGCAATAATATAAGATCTCTCACACAAATAAATAGCGCTAATCAGCCGATATATGGAGTAGATATTTTTTCGCCAGGCGTCTCAGGGATATCATTCAACGGTGGGCAATGGTTGAATGTACCTTTTGACTGTAGAAAAGCAGCTACGCCAGAGCTCGCATATATAGCAGTTATTCAACCAATCAACATTACAGCCGCGCCGTTAGGTAAATTGTTCGGATCAGATGGTGGTTGGGGTAGAGTATTTGGTTTCGATAATAGGGTTGCAGGGTTTAATTTTGGTATTTTTAATGGTTCTGGTGTGCAGGGTATTACTACGCTAGAGCAAGGTGTTACTTATGTTGTAGCGTGTCGCTGGTCTATTCGCGATGGTGTCAGTGTTTGGGTGAATTTGCAGAAATTCGGTAGATATTTAGTTTTCCCCGAAGGTCAAACATCAGCGTCAATTGGGGCTCAGGTGGGCGGCTTTGAGTCTTTTATTGGGAGAAAAGGAGATATTATTCTGTGTCGCGCAGCTATGAGTGATGAGAGAATTGAATCAATAATATCTTTTCTGATGAGAAAATATGGATTGTCTTAATATTTATTATGAGTTTATATTTTTTAGAACTCTTAAATAAGAGTATAAATACATATCTCAAGCCAGTTAAAGAGTTAGATATCTCTAGCTGGGCTAATGAGCATGTATTTTTACCGCCTGGTACAAGTGCAAAGCCAGGGCGTTGGAAGACTATACCATATCAACAAGGTGTATTCGATGCTATAGAAGACCCAAAAGTCAGTAAAATATCGTTAGAGTGGGGTGCTCAATTAGGTAAGACTGCATTACTCAATAATACTATTGGTTATTATATCGAGCATAAACCAGAATCACAGATAATGATGCAGCCTAGCGAGTCAGATTTGAAGACTTGGCTTGAGACTAAATTTAATCCGATGGTTGATTACTCGAAATCTGTGCAAGAAAAACTAGCTAAGCCACGTGGTCGCGATGGTGTCAACAACCAAAAAATGAAGAAATATAAGGGTGGTTTCTTGATGTTTGCGTGGGCTGGTTCGCCTAATACACAAAGAGGGCGTTCAGCACCTAAGATTTACTGCGATGAGGTAGATGGTTACGAGCGTAGTCCCGAAGGTCACCCAGTAAACCTTGTTTGGCAGCGTGCCGCCACATTTGGCAGAAAAAGAAAGCTAATACTCACATCTACACCAACTATCAAAGGTAATTCATTTATTGATGATAGCTTCAATTCTGGAGATAGAAGAAGATATTATATACCTTGTCCACATTGTGGCCATTATCAGACATTGAAATGGCAAAATGTTCAGTGGCAAAAAGATGAAAAGGGTATACATCTACCATATACAGCAATGTATTTTTGTGATGAGTGTGGTGCTGGTATTAATGATGGCGAGAAAATATCAATGCTTAGAAAGGGTGAGTGGCGTGCAGAGATGCCATTTACAGGCCATGCAAGTTTTCATTTGAGTGAATTGTACAGTCCATTTAGAAAATTTAGCGATATTGTAGAGTCATTTCTTGAGAAAAAAGCTACTCGAGATCTTAAGAGTTTTGTTAATGTATCATTGGCTGAGACATGGGAAGAGGAGGGCGAACATGTCGATCCTGAATCACTAGAAGCAAGAGTTGAGGATTTAGATGTTTTACCAGAAAACTGCTTTTTCTTGACTGCTGGTATAGATGTTCAGATAGATCGTATCGAAGTGCAAACGATAGGCTGGGGAGTTGGTGAGGAATCTCATGTTTTAGATTATCACTTCATATATGGTGATACAGATAAACCAATAGTATGGCTTAAGCTTAATGAATATCTTGATACTAAGACATTTACGCATGTAAGTGGTAGACCATTAAGGATTGAGTACGCCGGTTTAGATACTGGTGGTAGTGGTAATATGACATCTCGAGCTTATGAGTATGTTAGATCAAGATTATACGGTAGGCCTCTTGCATTTAAAGGTAAGGGTGGCGCAGGAGTCCCTCTGTACACTAAGCCAACTCTAAAGCTAGAAAAAGGTAAAAAAAGAATGTTTCTGTATACCATAGGCGTAGATGAAGCAAAGAATGTAATCTACAACAGATTACAAAGTGATGAGGCTGGACCAGGCAAAATACATTTCAATAAAAAAGTATGTGATAAGACTTATTTCAACCAGCTAACAGCTGAAAAAAGAATGATTAAATATGAAAAAGGATTTCCAAAGTTTGAATGGCACAATGTCGCACCTGATAAGCGTAATGAAGCATTAGACACTTTTGTATATGCTTTGGCAACTCTAAGAATTGCTGTCGGTAGTGGAGTGGACTTAGACAGAATATATGCTCAAAACTTCAAAAAAAAGGGGAAAACAAAAAATGAAAGCAACAATAGATGATCTACTTTGGATTAGTATAATAGTGGTGTTGTGTACGCTGCTAATGTCATGCGAAGCTGTAAAAGGATTAGCTCCAAGCTGGGGTTCTAGTGAAACCAACTCCGCAACATCTAATGATTCAGCACAACTACAAGTGAAGCCTAATATGGCTTTGAGTGCTACTGGAGATAGTAAAAGCAATCAAGGTTCAGTTGATAAAAGTACAACTTCTAAAGTTGATACAAATAATGATGCTCAAAGCTCTACAGGCTCAAAAAATGTATTAGGTAAATTGGAAGATAAGTCTGTAAACTCAAATCAAAGCAGTACAACTACTAAGAACTCTACAGATGATGATCATTATATAGCTCATGGTGTACAGACAATTAATGATAGCGAATTACAGAAGTATATCATTGGACTATTAGTAATGACTCTCATAGCTAGTTTAGTAATCAATCTAATATTGGCGATACTGATACTGTTTGCATATATTCTTGGCAAACGCCAACGCTCAAAGAGAGAGCTTTCTTTGGATAATCAAGTGTGGGCGAAACAAGGTTTTCAATTATGATAAGTGTAATTGTGCTAATGATGATATTTGTAGTGATTTGTATTTTGGATAGGTGGCAACCAAAGTGATGGACAATAAAGAGTTGTATGATCGTATAGATGTGGTTAATAGAGATTTGCAGGAGCTAAAAACTAAGCAGGCTGTAGCAGAAAAAGCACAAGAAATAATCAATAAAGATACTACTGAAAAAATCAAAGAAATAAATACAAATTTAGATCTTATTAAGAAACATATTCAAAAAATATTTGATATGTTGAAAGAAATTTCAGGAGTTAAAAAACTAGTTGTAGCGATAGCAGGTATCGTTATTGCAGCGGTACCAGTGTTAACATACTATAACGAGTATCTTAGGAATGAGCCTAGCCCAGTCATACAACAAAAAGAAATAGGTGATCTTTGGAGTAATGTAGACTCTCTAAATAAAATGCTTGCAAAAATGCAGGGTGAGATACAGAAAAAATAACATATTATACAAAGCCCACCAGAATAATATCAGTTTTATATAATTTAGATATTAGTCATAAAAATATTATATTCATGCAAGGAATATCACGCGACACAGGTAAGTATCTAAGCGATATAGATCACGTTAGACAGTCTATTAGAGATATTCTAACCACGCCTAAAGGTTCGCGTGTTATGCTTCGTGATTATGGTTCAGATTTGCCAAAATATAGAGATTATCCGATTAATAGAACACTTATAGCAAAAATATACAAAGCAACAGCTGAGGCTATTGATAGGTGGGAGCCTCGAGTGAGATTATCAGGCAGTAAATTCAAGATAGAAACTGATGAGACAGGCAAACTTGCGTTAAGTATTGATTTTATTTATCGCCCAAATGGCGAGATATACTCGCTTAATGAGGTGTTTCTATGAGTGTTAATTTTGATCTTAATAAATTACCTTATCCAAATGCCATAACTAAAGTAAGCTACGAAGATAATTTAGCAGCTTTACTTGCGAAATATCAAGAGTTAGAGCCAAATTGGACAGCTTTTCTTGAATCAGATCCAATTGCTAAGATATTTGAAGCGGCTGCTTATGTAATAACAGTAAAAGACCAAGAAAGAAATGATCAAATTAAAGCTGTTTTAGTTTCATCAGCAGAGGCTAATGACTTAGATAATTTGGGTGCTTTTTATGCTTTGCCTCGTGAAGTAGATGAGAGCGATGAACGCTATAGAACAAGAATACTATTAGCACCTGACAAGATGTCGAGTGCTGGAGCCGCAGGATATTATGAAGCATTATCGTACGATGCAGACAGCAGGGTTATCGATGTTAAGGCTCATGATGATATTTTGCAACCAGGTAAAGCTTTTGTAGTCTTAAAATCAAATGAAAATGATGATGGTGTGGCTAGTCAAGAATTGATTGATACAGTATCTGCATATCTTAATGATGAAGATAGAAAGCCACTAGGCTGTCAAGTCTTAGTATCGAGTGTAATACCTGTCATGTATACAGTTGAGGCTAATGTTGAGCTTAATGATAATGTTGATAGTGTACTAATAATTCAAACGATGATTAAGAATATTCAAGAGCTTGTAGAATCTAAAAAGGTTATAGGCGGTTCGATAGCTTTATCGGAAATATATGCAAGTTTGAACATAGAGGGTGTAGCTATTGTACAAGATTTAATCTCGCCAACTGCAAATATAGCTACAGATGTCACAGAGTTGCCATTCTGTACAGATATAATTATCAACGAGGTATAAGATGAGTAAGCTTTTACCTACGAACTCAACAAAACTTGAAAAAGACATAGTTGAATCTTTTCATTATGTTGTACAAAACAAAGAAATTTTAATTAAAAAAATATGGAATGTACAAGAGTGCCCTAGTGAATTTCTTGTATATTTAGCTTATTTTGTTGGGGTTGATTTTGATATATATAATGATCTAGATGATGCTCAGAAAAGAGATTATATAACTAAGTCTATAGACATATATAGACATAAAGGCACACTTGGAGCACTCAGAAAAGCTCTATCTGTAACTGGATATACTATAAATATAATCGAGTGGTATCAAGATGGCAGTACACCGCATACTGCTAAGGTTAGAGTAGAGAGTCCAACTGCAACTATAGATGTCAATCTAGTACTCAAAATCATCAAAAAAACAAAAAACGTACAAACTGTAATACAAGTAAGTGTAGTTATAGATTCTCAAGCAAATATATTTAGAAGTATTGCACAGAGACTTAAAATCAAACAAGTTTTTTCAAATTTTACAGCCACGCCAGTTTATACAAACAACATATATAAATCGCTGGCATATCAAATGCGAATTAAACATAAATAAGGGGAATAAATGTCTAATACATTAACAATACCTAATACTATGTTAGATAAGTTAGCATTTGCTAACATTAATGGAGATAGTATTGTTATTAGTGATTATAGTGTTACAGACTCGAGTGTTAATGATGAGTCTACTGTTGGTAATATTATTCACTCCGATAGCATCACATCAACACAAGATGATCCAAACAACATAAATACAATTATTGTAAAAGTAGTGATACCAAGCTCAGTCAACTCGAATAATACTGTTAGAAAAATATATCTATATGATCAGGATGGTGATGTTTTTGGCTATGGTTTAGTACCTCCATTTACATTATCAGCTAACAACAATATCGAGGCAGAGCTTAATTTTTATATTACAAATTCAAATATAAGCACAGTTACAATCACTACAGCTAGTATGACTTATGTAACTCAAGATATGCTTGATGATGCTTTGGCTAACGATATCCCAAATGCTACCGAGACTATCAAAGGTATAGCACAAATAGCTACTAATGCTGATGTAGATGCTAAGATTGATGATACAAAAATTGTCACTGTTGCCAAGTGTGAGAGAGCCATAGATAACAGAATAGCAACTGATGCTGAAGTTCTTTCTGGAAATGTTACAAATAAATTTGTGACGCCGCAAACATTGAATAATTATAAATCTCTTGGTCAAGATTGGCAAGCTGCTGAATTAGTTAATACTGGCGCAGTTTTTAGTGATGGCGCTCCTAAATATAGACAAATTGGCGTTACTTATACTAACACTACAGCTAGAAGCATTGTGATATCTTTCATAGCTACAGCTCAATCGACTTCCAACGACAGAAATGCGATTATAAGTTCTAATATTTTTGTCGATGGAATTGTTATCGGTGCTGACAGTTCTTATGGATATTTCGATGATGGGATCGTTTCTCATTTTAGCGCCATTGTACCCTCCGGCAGCACTTATTTAATTAATTGTACTTTTGGGGCGTCTACAATAAATCAATTCATAGAATGGTCAGAGCTAAGATAATAAGGATTAAAAAATGAAATATTTTAAAGACGATTCAAATAGAGTTTTTGCTTTTTCTGAAAAAGATCTGAGTTTGGATTTTGTTAAGGAAAGAATATCAACTTTAGATGAAATTACAGAAGAAGAAAAAGAAGCTATAATTAATCAACCTAAAAATCCACAACAAATTAGACAATCTCTTAAAGAAGAGATTAGAAAGCTTAGAGAAAAAGAAATATTAACCGCAGAAATAGAATACAAAGATAAGAAATTCAAAGCAGATAGGGGCACAGCACTTGAGGTTAATGCTTACATTAATGCTTTTCAGCGCGCATTGCCTCTTGGATTAAGACAACAAACTGATATTGTAGCTCGTTGGAGAACCCAAGATAACTCTTATATTGATTTATATCTTGAAGATATGATTAGCATTTCATTGTTACAAACTCAAGTTGTAGCTACAGCATTTGCTAAGCAAGAGGCTTTAGAACTTCAATTGTCTACAATTCAAGATGAAGAGTTATTAGATTTTGATGTTGAAGAGTTTTGGAGTAATGTAGATGAATCAGCTAGTAGTATCAGTTAACGATTCGAATAGAGTTGTATATCTAGGTTTTGAATATAAAAATATAGTTGTACCTCAAGGGTTTGAGTTCAATGGCAATTCTATACCAAGAGCATTTAATTGGTTTTTAGGTAAATATGAATACTTACAAGCTAGCTGTGTACATGATTATTTATATAATTCTAGATCAAATAAATTAAATATTTCGAGAAAACAAGCAGATGAAATATACAAAAAAATTCTCATAGAATTAGGCTGTCCAAAGCTAAAAGCACACATTTGTTATTTTTTTATTAGATTTTTTGGCTCCAAATACTACAAAAAATAACTTAAACTTTGAAAAAACTAAATAAAGGCTCAAAATTTAACTTTTTTACAAAAGCTAATCAATCATATTAACAATACTCAAAAAACTAAATTATAGCGATTTATGAAGGTCATTTTTTTAAAAAGTTATAAAAAAAATAAAAAAACCTACAAAGCCCAGCAGAAAAAATCTAATTAAGTATCATAACTACATAAGATATTGATAATTTATTTAGCATGACAGTAGAAGAATTAGCAGCTCTAGAAGGTGAAATAGCTTTCAAAAAGCAACAGATAGAGCTAGTTAAGACACAGATAACAAAGCTTAGAAGTACTATTGTTGCTAGCTATAGTTATTCTGGTAATTCAGCTGCATATATATCACTAGATCAGGCTAAAAAAGACTTATCAACACTTCAAAAAGAAGTCCAAATGTTAGAACTCAAAAAAGATGGTATTAATCCGGAACAGTCAATGTTTCAGTCATTTGTGAGGTTCAGCTGATGTTTGGATTTTTAAAGAAAAAAAAATCAACAAAACAACGCGGATATAGCACTAGAGGCGCTCACTACAATAGTGCTACTAGTCAACTATTAGCTAATTTGCGTATTTCAGGCTCAAATATTGATGATATTATCGAAAGCCAATACATGTCGTTAGTATCAAGAGCTAGAAGCGCTTATGCTAACAATGATTATGTCAAAGGCTTTATCTCTCAGGCATGTATTAATGTGATTGGTAACAATGGCATAAAAATACAAGTCAAAACAGCCAAAGAAGAGCTAAATAAACTTGTAGAAGCTAAATTCAAGAAGTGGTGTAAGCGTGGCAATTGCGAAGTTACAGGCATACAGTCATTTATAGATATTCAGCTGATGACTGTTAAGTCTCTACTCCGTGATGGTGAGTTTTTTATTATTAAAAATATCATCAAAAATCAGCTTAAATTACAAGTAATTGAACCTACAAGAATTGATGTTACTTACAAGGCTACACTATCTAATAACATTAAGGTCATTAATGGTATAGAAGTCGACCAATATGGTAAGGCAATAGCATTTTATTATGTGACTGATGATAATCAACGCAAAAGAATACCAGCAGAAAATATAATACATGGATTTATACAAGAATATGTATCTCAAAAAAGGGGTATTTCAGCAGCAGCTACAGCATTGATTAGACTAGGATTGCTAGGAGAGTTTGAGACAGCGGCTATAGATCATGCGCGCCAAAGTGCTAAAATTTTAGGTTTTGTTTCTAAGCCAGCTAGCGATTTTGAACCAATGGGCACTAGCTTTGATGAGGAAGAAGAAAAAGCAACTTCGGTGGATATTGGCGAGGGTGCGAGATTAAGTATTGTCGAAGATGGCCTCACAATGCAAAAAATAGACTCACAATTTCCTAGCTCAGAATATGGCAACTTTAAAGATGCGATTCTTAGGGCTATATCACTATCTCTTGGTTATGGTGTCAATTTTATTAATATGGGTAATAACCTCGAAAAAGTTAATTATTCAAGCGCTAGACAAGGATTGTTAGCTGAACGCGACAGCTGGAAATTATTACAACGCTTAATTATAGATACTCTGATAGAACCAGTATTTACAGCGTGGTTTGAAGTTGAGTATCTATCTGGCCGTTTAGGTGTTATGACTGAACTACAATACGAAGATATTTTAGATAAGGTTAGATTCCAGCCACGAAGTTGGGCGTGGATAGATCCGTTGAAAGACGCAAAAGGAATTACAGAAAACATCAATAATCTAACTATGAGTTTATCTGATGCAATTATAGAGGCTGGGCGTGATCCAGATGATGTCTTTGAGCAGATAGCTAGAGACAACCAAAAACTAGCAGATTTAAATATACAAAAAGGGGAGGCAAATGTCGATAACAGTACAACAATTACAGAATTTAACTAGAGATTTTAAGTCGCAGATTTTAACAAGAGACTTAATCATAGATAAGTCAGAGGTTAAAAAATATGATGACAGAACTATAGAATTTAGCTTTTCTAGCTCAAAACCTTATGAAAGGTGGCCTGATGTATATGAAGTTTTATTGCATACAGAGGAAGCATTAGACTTAGAAAGACTTAATAATAATGCAGCCACTTTGTTTAATCATAATTGGAATAAACAAATAGGCGTTGTTAAATCTGCATGGATTGATTTTAGTGCGGAAAAAGGAATATGTAAGGTTAAATTTTCTAAGCGATCAGAAGCAGATGAAATATATCAAGATATATTAGATGAAATTATAGTTAATGTGTCTGTTGGATATAGAGTTATTGATGCTGAATATAGCGAAAATGAAAAAACTTTCTATGTTACAAAATGGCAACCTTACGAAGTATCTATAGTTACTATTCCAGCAGATGATTCTGTGGGTATAGGAAGAATTTCAAATTTTAATCAACAAAAAAATCAACAAGAAGGGGAAAACATGGATCCAATCAATAATCAATCAACAGAAGACGCTATCAAACTTGAGCGTGCTAGAGTATCTGCTCTTAGCACTCTTGCTAAAGAACATAGCTGTGAGCAACTACTAGAAAAGCATATTGAAGCTGGCACTAGTGAAAATGAATTTAGATCAATAGTGCTTAATACTATTAGCGCTAGAAACAAAGAGAGACTAACAGTAATGGAAAAGTCTAGTCCTAATCTCTCTAGTGCTAAATCAGGTGCTATTGGCATGTCAGATAAAGAGGTTAGACAATTTAGTATTCTAAGAGCTATAGATTACTTATCTAATCCAAATGATATCACACGCGAAAGAGCTGCTTTTGAAATAGAGGCTTCTAATACAGCTATCAGAACTCTAAATAAAGATGCTAGCTTTGTCATACCAGCAGATGTTTTACAAAGGGATTTCACGACTACAGAAGGTGCAGGAATTATAGCTGATAATTTACAGCCTAATTCATTTGTCAAAATGTTACAAAACCGTTCAGTAGTATTTGCTTTAGCACGTAAATTAACAGGGCTGGTTGGTAATATAGATATCCCAATTCAGACAGCATCTAGTGATATTTTTTGGGTTGGTGAAAACGTAGCGGTTGGGGATGGTGACTATGACACTACTAATCTTAGATTAACCCCTAAAACTTGTGGTGCAAAACTAAATATAACTAGAAAATTACTACTTAACAGCACACCTTCAGCTGAAATGTTAGTAAGAGATGATCTAGTAACAAAGATTGCTTTAGCTATAGATAGAGCAGGCCTATATGGTACTGGTGGGGTTCAACCTACAGGTATCGCTAACACAACTGGTGTTGGTGCTCATGCTATCACAACTAATGCAAGTTTTGCAGATTATGTAACCATGGAGACTTTGATATCTCAAAACAATGCAGATGTACAAGCTATGAGATATCTAATGAACCCTGTATCGCGTGGAGCTGCTAAATCAACTACGAAAAATGCAAACGGCGATACTATGATATGGGAAGCTAATGGCACTATCAATGGATATGGTACTGGCGTATCTAATCAAGTTAATGCTAATAACATATTCTTTGGAGACTTTAGTCAGTTAATATTCGGTATGTGGGATGGTTTAGCACTTACAACTGATCCGTACACTGGTTTAGATAAGGGTAATATTAGAGTAGTAGCTATGCAAGATATAGATGTAGGTGTTGCTCAACCTGAATCATTCGTTGTAGGTACTATTTCTTAATAAAATTATGTTTATAATCAAAGCTCAAATTTGAGCTTTGATATTTATTAATGCTTTAAATAATTTGGAGATATAAAAAAATGAAAACTCAAAAAGTTAAATTAATCAAAGATATTATAGCTGTTGGTAAATCTAGAAAGGCTGGCGATATCATCGAGTTACCTGAGCAAGATGCTAGATTTGTAATTTCTCGTAAAATGGCGAAAGACTACAAAGGCAACGCCAAAGCAATAAATGAAGAAATTGTAGAAACAGATAACACTCAAGAATAATGATTGATCAATCAGAAGCTATCAATTGTGCTTTTAGTGATTGGGGTGAGCCAGCTGAAATTGTAGACACTGGTGATACTCTCACTGTTATTTATGATGATTCTAATACTTTTAGCTCTTTTGGTGGTGTTGCTAGTTTCGATGCTGGCTGTGGTTATATGCTGATTTTACCTGTAGATGAATCTAAAGTAGCTGAACAATATAAAATCAAGCTAATAAAAACTAATCGAGTTTTTATAATAGAAAAACCACGTAAACTTAAGACTGGCGTGATTAGACTTGAGCTTAGTAATTATGATGATACTGAGGTGTTCAATGATTACGATTTCAGCTAACCAAGCTAACTCAGTAGCTCAAGCTATCACAGGACTATCACTTGATGATAAAGAGATTAGAAAAGCTTTTCATTTGGCACTTGGTAGAGCCGTTCTAAGAGCTAAAAATAGACTTGCGCGAGACATCGCCAACGAACTAAATTTACCACTCAAAATAGTACGTAGAAGACTACTTTTATATAAGCGCAAAAAAGGGGAGTTTGAACAGAAAATTTGGGCTGGTATTGATGATATATCGTATGAATATCTAGGTAAACCAAGACAACTACCAGATGATGAGGTTATAGTCAAAGGTCTAAGAATTACAAACGCATATATTGATAGCGATAATAAAGTACGCTCTGTGTTTTCGGATAATGTTTTGAAATTTGAAATATCAGAAAAGGCGAAAGATATATTAGAAAAACTAACACCTTATTATGTTAATGAGGAATTTAACAAAAATTTTGAACAAATTTTAAGGCATAAGTTTAAAAAATGATACTACCATTACAGTCAGCAACAGAATTTACTAAATTAGTATACAATAGCCTAAAAAATAATTTCAGCGAAATTGGCTGGACCATATATCCAAATCTTGAAAAATTAAACAAAGCAACTCTACCAATCGCATATCTAGAGCTAGCAAATATTAATCATATAGAAGAAAGCTCAGATCTCAACAAAATAGAATTACCTTTTAATCTTAAATTATTATATCCAGAAACTATTGATGGTAATTTACTTATGCGAGATATTGCGCTGAAAATGGGGTGTTTTATTAATAAAAATAATTGGTTCGATAATGCTCAAATTCATGATGCAAGTGTAGTATCAAGTCAGCCTGATTTTTTTACACCTGAAATTGAGGGATATATAGCATGGGAGATTAATTTTAATGTAACTTGCTTAATTGGTGAAACTACTTACGAACCGAACGGTATATCGCAAGATTTTGAAATAACGGTGAATGAAGACAATGGATTCTAATATACTTGAATTATTACAAGATTTACGTACTAGATTGACTAATATTGTCCGTACTGGAGTTATTACAGAAGTAGATAGAGGCAAAGTCCGAGTGCAAACTGGTGGCATCATCACAAAATATCTACCGTATGTAACCCAAAGAGCTGGCGATTGTATCACTTGGTGGAAGCCGTCACTAGGTGAGCAAGTTATGATATTAAGCCCTTGCGGTAATATCAATAATGGTATTGTCATCAATAGCATATATACAGCTATACAAGAGCCACCAGAAGACTTTGATAAAAAACATCAAACTAGATACCCTGACGGTACTATCATAACTTATGACTATGAAAACAAAAAATTACAAATCGAGTCAGAAGCTGAGATAGTTATAAGATCATCCAAAATCACTATAGATGCAGGTACACAAGAGATTGATATAACAGCAAGTAAACTTAATATCAATGCAGAAACTAATATAAGCAATAAGCTTAATGTAGCCAATGATATTACATCAACTACAGATGTCAAAGCACAAAACAAATCTCTCGTATCGCATAATCATATTGATGCAGAGGGTAGAGCTACTTCACCGACACGATAATAAAATATTGACATTTATTTATAAATTTATAATAATATATCTGTGCTTTTGCACAATTTCTACTGTTGTAGATAAGCCGTAAGGCAAGATTCAGTAGCTAAATGCTCTGTATCGATAGTCAGTCACGCCCAGCTTAACTAATTATCTGGGCTTGCATCTCTATTGAGGTAAGATTCAATCAATAATCTAAGCTTATCATTTTTGAATTTTCCTGGTATTTTTTTAAAATTTTCAAGCAAATCAAAATCTTTCTCGTAAAGCTCAAAATTAAGCTGTTTTGTTGATTTTTTTTTGTATTTTTTTATAGCCTTGAGCTGAGATGATGATGTCTTATTCATTAACAACTATCTCAACATTATATAATCTTCTGGTCTTAGTATCTGGAGCATCAAACTCTATAACTGTTCCTACGCTCAACTTACCATTGATAGAATTTCCATTCTTATCTATTGGGAAGAAATTAACATCTTGAGGGCTAATAAAGTGCCAAAAGTCATAATCAGATTCCCCTAATATAACACTAATCTCATTATAGCCAACCTCAAGCATTTCTATTGTTTTTCTAACTCTTCTCATATTAAACTCCATACTATAGATATGTAACATTATCATTTTTGCCAACAGTACCAATGATAGAATCATTAATAGATAACTCTGCGTATCTTCTGCATACTTGATAAGTCTTCTTATCTGTATATACATCTTCTAATATAACAACATTTTCGTTATTTTGGATAGCTTTTTTTGCTTGTTCAATATAATCGTAAAAATCTCTACCTAAAGCAATAAGAAGCTCATTATCATCTCTTGGAGTTGTTACACTCCAGTTAGTATAACTTATAGCTGTCTTACTTCTTACACTACTGAATTTTCTAGTTCCTACCCTTACTTGTCCATCTGAATATTTCATTTTTATCGCCCTTTATTTGTTAATCAACTCTTTATGTTTATATTATAACCCTATGGTTATAATATTGTCAATAAATTTTTCAAAAAAAATACAAAGCCCACTACCTTTTTTTATTTTCTTTACAATTAAATTACAGATTTTATGTTTTTTTTAAAAAGGGGAAATATGTCTTTTTTTCATGGTGTTGAGGTTGTCGACGTAACATCAGGCTCACGACCAATTACAACAGTTCGCTCAAGTGTTATAGGTTTGATTGGGACTGCTGATAGTGCCGATGCCTCAGTATTTCCATTAGATACACCAGTTCTTATAGCAGGTCAAGATTTAGAGAAAATAGCTGCGCTTGGTACTGATGGTACATTACCATCAGCTATGGCTGGTATTCTTGCTAGTGGTGTTGGTGCTATGGTGGTTGTTATCAGGGTTGCAGAAGATGCAGACCCGGCTACTCAATTAACTAATATAATTGGTGGTGTGGATGTTAACACTGGTATTCGTACTGGTATATCCGCATTATTAGATGCTCAAGCAGTAGTTAAACTGACACCTAAAATACTAATAGTGCCAAATTTTAGTGATGAAATTGGTGTTGTTAATGCTCTTATTCCAGTAGCTAATAGTCTCAAAGCTATAGTGGTAGCGGAGGCACCAAGCACAACAGAGGCGGATGCTTTAACTTTTGCAGCTAATTTTGTATCAGATAGAGTTTATATTGTAGATCCTCGCGTTCAAGTCACTAAAGATGGTGTAGAAACTCTAGTAGCTAACTCATCTTATGTTGCTGGCCATATTGTCAGAATAGACCATGAATACGGTTGGCATTATTCACCGTCTAACCATGTTATCTATGGTATTAATGGTACAGAAAGAGCAATCGAATACGATGGTACAGCTACATGTAGAGCTAATTATCTCAACGAAAACAAAGTAGCTGCGATTATATTCGACGATGGTTTTAGATTGTGGGGTAATTATAGCCTAGCAGCTGATAATGATAAGTTTCAATTTCTATCTGTGCGTAGAACAGCAGATATGATTAATGAATCTATTAAGTTAGCTCATAAGTGGGCTGTTGATAGAGGTATCACGAAGACATTATTAGAAGATGTTGTAATGAGTGTGAACAACTACCTAAGAGAGCTTACAAGACAAGAGAAAATACTTGGTGGTAAATGTTGGGCAGATCCGGCAGCTAATCCAGCCAGCGAAATTGAACAGGGTAGATTAGTTCTAGATTTTGACTTTACAGCAGTATATCCAGCGCAACATATTCAATTTAGATCTAAGCTAACTAATGAATATATCGAAGAACTTTTTAGATAGAAAAAGGGGGAAGAAATAAATGTTCAATGGATTATTACTTAATTGGAGTGTCTACGTCGATGGCGCTAATTTTGTTGGTCGTGCCACTCAAGTAGCATTACCCAAAATCACACCAAAAATGCAAGAACACTTCGGTGCTGGAATGTCTGCACCTATAGACATTGATACGATGAAAGTCGAGAAAATGGAATTTACCGCATCAATATCAGGTATACAAAAAGACCTATATCGAGTAGTTGGTAGAGCAGATGTGCCAATAATACTGCGTGCACAGATTAGAAATGATACTGGTGAGAACGAAAATTTAATTGCTGAAATGCGTGGTTATGTCGATATTGATCCAGGCGAGTTTGAGCCGGATGGCAAAGGACAAACTAATATCAAGATGTCTGTACACTACTACAGACTTAGTATCGCCGGCGAAGACGTAATTGAAATTGACGCACTCAATGGTGTCAGAAATATCGCAGGCGCTAATCAATTAGCAGGAATTTTATAAGAAGGTGAAACTATGAACGTTGAGAAAATTGAATTAAGAGATGAAGTAGAGCTGCTTGATGGTAAAAAAACTAAAACATTAGAGCTAAGAGAACCAACAAGAGCAGACTTAGCAGCAGTACATAGAGTAGCTAAAACAGATATAGCTAGAGAAGATGCAATGATTATTAGATTATCTGGCATATCTCAAGAATCATTAGATAACATGCCAATATGCGATAACAACAAAGTTGTTTATGCTCTAGAAAAAATGGGAGCATTTGACTACGACCCAAAGAGCTAGACAAAGCTTTTTTTGTAATAGCTACGCAAACTGGGTGGCAATATTCAGAGCTTAACAATATGTCACTATCACAAATTGAATATTTTTATAAAGAATCTTATACGCTGTTAGAGCTGAAAAATGAACCAAAGTAAAAAAATAAATTTTAGCATTGGTGGTTCGATTGGTAGTAGCTTCAGTAATTCTATTGGTGGAGCTATTAAGAGATTAGATCATCTATCTAGAAAAGAAGAAGATCTAAGATCGAAGCAAACTCTAATTGGTAAGTTCTATAATGATCAGCGAGCTTCTGGCCGATTAGCAGACACTCTCAGAACACAAAAAGCAAGTCTAGCAGATTTGCAAGCTAGTTATAATTCGACTGGCGGTTCAAGCGAAAAACTGAGACATAAAATAGATACTTTAAAAGGCAATATTTTAGAAACTACAAAAGAGTTAAGAAATCAAAAAAACGCCTCTCGCGCTGGTGCAACAGCACTCAAAAAAGCCGGCATAGATACAAATAACCTCAGACACGAAGAGAAAAGACTAAGTGATGAACTAGCAAGAACAGAAAAAAGATTACAGAATCGATCTAGAAACTTCCGAGCGATAGGCTCTAGTAGTATATTTCTAGCTAAAAGTTTTGCTGCTGTTGGCGCAGCTGCGATAGGAGCTACAGCTACAGCATTCAAATTAACAAATTCATTCGCAGAACATGGCGACCAAGTAGCTAAGACAGCTGATAAATTAGGTATTTCAACCAATGCATTACAAGAACTAAGATACTCTGCTGAAAGAGCTGGGATGTCTACAGATGAGCTCGATAAATCACTTGAGTTCATGCAGAAAAATACTGTAGATGCAGCTAATGGTACAGGTGAAGCTAAAAAAGCATTTGATGCTTTAGGTTTATCTGCTGCTGAGCTTAAAGAACTTAAACCAGAAGAATCTCTAAGATTAATAGCCGACAAATTAAAGAATGTAGAAAATGGACAAGAGCGTGTCAGATATGCTACTCAGATTTTTGGTAGAAGTGGTACTGGTATGATCAACATGCTCAAGAATGGTTCAGCAGGTTTAGATGAGTTAGCCACATCTGCTTATCATGCTGGGTATGTATTAGGCGAAGATGGTTTAAGAGCAGCAGAAGACTATAAAGATGCTTATCTTGATATGAGTATGAGTATAAAGGGCGTAGCTTTTACTTTAGGTAAGGCATTATTACCTACTTTTACAAAAACATTTAGAAATATTACAAATTGGCTATCAGAAAATAGAGAAACTGTACGAGGCTGGGGAGAAACTGCGAAAACTGTATTTAGTGCCATAGGAACTTTTGTGGTTGGGGCTGGTAAAATAGTACATAGTTTTTTCTCTACACTCTGGAGTGTCGGAGAAACTTTAGGTGGCTGGACTTATGAGACAGTGCAATTTTTTAGTAATTTTGGCGAGAATGTTTCTAATATTTGGAACTCTCTAACAGATACTATTATAAATAGTAGTTTAGTATCTGGCTTATTTGCAATCAAAGATGGCGCAGTTAATGCTTTTAATAGTATATTGGATATTTTTTCAAGCAGTTTTGATTGGATTTCAAAAAAATTTAGTTGGCTAACTGACTCTCTAAACTGGTTAGCTGACAAAGCAGGTGGAATATGGGATTGGTTCACTGGTAGCGATTCAAATAAAGAAGTTAATATCAATAAAAATTCTAGAATAACTGCTATTGCTGAAAAAATCGACAACCAAAAAGCGCAAAGACCACAATTTGCTACTATGAGTGATGTAGCTAAACAAGCAAGAGAACAGCGCGCTAATAATGTAACAAATGCAAATAAGACTAACAATGTACAATTACATAACACAATTACGATTCAAGGCAATGCGAATCCAAAAGAAATGGAAGAAGCTATTAGAAGAGCAACAATGCCTTTGTATGGTAATGCACTTGTAGGGTGGTAATTATGATACTTAATTCTTTAATTTTAGGGGCTTTGCCTCTTGGTACAAACACTGTTACATACAATAGAGTCAGTAAGCAATATAATAATAATTGGGCCAAGCAGGACCGTATCAACAATACGCCTGCCCTACAAAATACAGGTTCACAAGACGAGAGTATGACAATTACAGGTGTAACATTACCCGCAAATAGTGCAACAGAAGCAGCGACACTAGAGACTCTAAGACAATTAGCAGAAAGTGCTACGCCACAATTTTTGTTTAATTTAGATGGTTTAATTCATGGGAAATGGGTTGTAACAGGTATAAACAGAGATGAAGAGAACGGAGATAGAACTACTTATAATATAAGTCTACAACGCTATCAAGAGACTGATATTATCGACCAATCTAAAGCTTATATTAGAGGACTATTCTGATGATAGAGTACATAACGAAAGATAATGATATGCTAGACAGCATTTGTTATAAGTATTACAAGACTACTGATTTCACAGCTCAAGTACTTGAACATAATAGATATTTAGCTGCGTATGGTCCTATATTGCCAGCTGGACTAATTATAAAATTACCTGATATCAAAAAACCAGCACAAAAAAGAAAAATTCAATTATGGTAACTGATTTTCAAGTATTAGCTAATGATGTCGATATTACTAAGAAAATTAAATCTCTTGGTAGTTACAGCATCAACATAACTGACAATATAGGCGATGAAGCTGATAGCTTTTCTATGCGTATATCAGATGCTAATAGTGAATTAGTTTTCCCACAAAATAACACTAAGCTCCAAGTGTATGTCGGTTATAAAGATAATCTACATGATTTTGGATATTTCTATATTACAGATGTTAATTATAGCTACAGTAAAGGACAAGGTGCTTATATCGATGTCGTTGCTAGTAGTGTGCCATTCACTGAGACAGATGTATATAAATCTATGCAGACCAGTTATGAGAGAAGTTTCTCTAATACTACTGTAGCAGCAGTAGTCAATACAATTGCTCAAGAGCATAACCTAACTGCAGATATTAACCCGAATATAGCTGCCAAAGTTGTAAATAGTATAAGTCAGCATAATGAATCTAACATTGGGTTTTTGTATAGATTTATTAGAGAATACGGCGGTGTTCTTAAACCTACTCACAGTAGATTATTAGTTCTTGCTGATGATAAAGGAACTAATGTATCAGGTGCTACTTTAGATACTGTATCAATTGATATCAGTGATTGTAACAATATTACATATAATTCCAAAAAATCAGCTAAATATAATTCTGTGCAGGCAGACTTTCAGAGTACAGATACTGCAAAAATCAAGACTGTAACTGTTGGCTCAGGTGAGCCTGTGCTCAAGCTATCATATATATATGAGTCTGAAGAACTAGCAAAAACAGCTGCTTCAAAAGTCTTGAATAAATCTAATTTAAACAACGATACTTTAAATTTGGACATGACTGGCAATCCAGAGTTAATCGCAGGTGCTCCAATATCTATCGCAGGCCTAAGAGAAGATATTCCTCAGAATTGGTACATAAGTACAGCTAATCATTCGATCAGCAAGACTGGTTACTCTACATCACTACAACTAACAATCAGATCACAATCAACGGTCTCGGTCGCATCAACTACTGTAGATACAGATACTACAAATAACGACACTCCAAACAATAAAAATCAAAATACTAACAATGCCCAGCAAGATAATCCACGTGCAGGTACAATAACTACTAACCTCTCGCCAACTGAGCTCAAGACAATTAATGATATGGTCCAACTTTGGAACGACTATGGCGATTGGTTGCAAGACTGGATAGAGAATTTCCCAAATTTATATTAAGAGTAGAAAGCTGCACTACTCTTATGATTAATCATGTTGCAGCGTAACAAACACAAAAGGGGATTTGTAATATGCAAATACAACAATTAACAATCGATCGCGACAGAATCAGGCAAATGCGTAAAGATCGTGATGAAGCAAACCATGAAAGACAAGCTTCTATTGAACACTTGAAGTTCACTGGTTATTTCTGGATTGATCCTACGAATATAGGCTCAGCTACTGATATCTCTGACTTTGAAGCTAAATTTGCTGCTTTAGAAGCTCAGATTCCAGTAGACACTCGCTTTGTCGTTGGTGATCATGTATTCAAAGTAGTTGCTCTTGGTACAGCTGGAGAAACTCTAGTAACTGGCTTTACTACTAAGTCTTTACTAGACATGGGTCATTGTACAACTTCTCAGTCTACACTTGAAGCTATCATGCGTTCAGCTCAAAGAGACCTTCAAGAAGCTCTTGATGAATATCAAATTGATGACAATGCTGTATATGTCAACATGGAAGTATTCAACCAAATTAAAGGTGAAGCTGCTAGAGAAGGCGATTTCTTCTTAGGTGATAGAGTATTAATCAACCAAAAACCTTATGAAGTAGTTGCTTTAGGTACTCCTAGCGAAGTTCTTGTCAACAACTGGTCTACTTTCTCTCTATTAGAAGTTATCTAA